GATCTCGTCATATACGTCCTGTTGACTTTCTCGTAACTCAAACTTAAACTCTGGAAAGTCTACTGGCTTCTCAATACGCTTATCGATTATTTCGTAGTGATCTGGTATCAAATCCATACGTCCAATAGGCAATGAGATCAACCCGTTGCGAATAAGTCCCATATTCTTAATCATCTGAGGAGGATCAAGCGGATTATGGGACGGAATCGCATACGTAAGCTCTCTGTCGATCTTCTCCTGAAGTTCGGCACTGCAATCCATATAAATTCTGTTACTAATTACTGCTTTCATAGATTCAATTCATTTTTAGCTATAATATAAGTTTTAACGAAGTCGGATCGCACAATGTCTTCTACTTCAAATTCAACAAAAGTGAAAAGACCCATACGTTTCAGAATTTGAAAGAAATCTTTAATTCCATTTCCTTTCAAGTCGGCTTGTCGGAAGTCTCCACAGAACATAACCCTACAATTCTCCCCCATACGGGTAATAATTGAGTCTAGCTCGTGAAAAGACATATTTTGGCACTCATCTATCAGAATAACAGCATCTCGCAGAGTGATACCACGAATAAACGAGGTAGTCATAAATTCTACTAGATTTTTCTGTTTTAGAATCTCATAAGCATCGCCTCTAGCAAAAAGGTCGTTTGCAATATCTTTATAAGGTTCTTCATATACAGAAGCCTTCTCTTTGTCAGTGCCTGGCAGGAACCCAATATCTCTAGTAGGTACTGCACTTCGTATAATTACTAACTTCTGAAACTCACCTTTTGCCATATCATCAAACGCTAGGTAAGAAGATATAAACGTCTTTCCTGTTCCTGCGAGTCCGTGTAGTACAAGGTTCTTATCAGATTCAAATGCTTTCAATTGGTTACGTGTTAAAGGTTCGATTTCTCTTAGGTCAAAATTTACACCTGCTAGAGTTTTCTTTCTTTTAGCCATATTATACTTTTCTTCTAGTGTCTTTGAGTTTCGTCTCCGAATACTCGTAAAGCATCCACGGAAGTCCATGTAGATGCAGAATGCCCGCCCAGTTCATACTCGAATCAGGAGGCCGTGGTACGGTGAATGGAGTCTTGCACCCTTTCACTCGTATTATAGAAGCTGTATCCTTCTGCACAACCTCTGTAATCTTTAAATACTTCATCGTAGCCATTAGTGTTTTCTCATAGATAAAGGGTACTCCCTTACTATCAATAAAACAATTTGTGCCTTGTTTTAGTATTCCATTTTTACTACTAATTGCTCTATTCAAGCGATGCAGCTCTGGGTACGATGTCTGCGCTCTCCGTATTCCTAGACTAGCTCCCGACATATTCTTATCATCAAGGAGCTTCTCGTCTAGAAACAATAGGCCATCGTGTAGCGCCCAGTTACTGTTTGGTAATAAGAACACTGGAAACGTTATTTTAGGCAGCGTCTTGTATGTAATTACCATATTTCTTCTCGAATTTACCACCGGAGTAGTCTTGGTGCACAATCTCAAAGTCACAACCAACTGGAACACCTGGAATAGAAATACCTCTATCCATCTGTATAAACTTGGCTAGTTGCTCCATGTATTCATCAACTTCTTCATCTGGTACTTCTGCTAGGATGGAATCGTGTACTAAGGCGAAGATACGTGCTTTCTTCATGTTCGCCTTAATCCATGAACCCATATCAATTGCTCCTAGTAGGTTAATATCAGAAGCAGCAGACTGCACCAGAAAGTTAAGACCAGACCTAACGCTATGACTCTGGATGCCTTTGTCTGTCGATGCGACATTTGGTAATCTCCTTTTTCTACCGAAGTAGCTGTAAATAAATCCATTCTGTTGGATGTATTTTTGGTTATCTTCAATCCACTCTTTCAATTTGTGGAACTCCTTAAAGTAATCGTCAATAACCTCTTGTGCTTCTTGTCTACTGAAATAGGTTCCTGAGTCTTTTGTAACTTGTTCACTAATCTTATTTGCACCGGCTCCGTACATAATGCCAAAGGTTACAGCTTTTGCTGCCTGTCTTTGCATACTGTATAGCTCTGCTACTTCGCTTACTTCACAAGGTAGTTTAAATACTTTGTGTGCAATCGCAGAGTGAAAGTTACCTCCTGAACGAAATACGTCCATGAGTGCTTTGTCTTTTGCAAGGACTGCTGCAACATACACTTCGGCAGTTGTTAAGTCCATTGCAACTATCTTATTTCCTGGTGCCGCTTTGATACAACC